ATGCTGTCTGGTCATGGTTACAGAGAATCTAAAGATACAGCTAACTCTCATGAGAAAGTAGCAAACATTGTTCAGATAGATTTGAAAACTACCAATTATTTGTATCGATTATGTTAACGAGGCTGGAAAAAATCGGTATTTCGCTGATTTAAAGGCTGAATCGTTCAGGCAGGGGAATATAGTAGCAGGATGCAGGACGTTATCGTCGCAAGAAAAAATCAGAGAGGAATGAGAAAAAAGATAAATGGCGCGCCCTGCAGGATTCGAACCTGCGACCCACGGCTTAGAAGTTCCTGGAACTACCTGAGCCAACAATAACTTACCGCATCATCCCTGCGCTCACACGCCCCATGATGGGAAAAGAACGAAAATCAACAAAACCCAACGAAAAGGATGGGAGTCCCAAATTCGTCCCATCCATGCCCCATCACATCACCGGCGCGTCATCATCCCTCGTCCGGTTGACCAGCCACGTCACTACGCCTATCACCTCCACATCATCAAGAGCTTCACCTTCTATCGCCTCTCCATCTTCCGTAATTAACGATTTACCCGCTGGCCTGGCGAAATAGTTCCGGCCAAGCCAACTGACCAAGACGTACTCGCCCGCTTTTGGCCGCGAACCCTTTTCAACAACCGCATAGCCAGATGATGTCTCAATAACGAGACTGTTTGCATTAATGCCGCATATCGATTCCGGAGTTAACCGTGACTCAACATAGTCTGTAGCCGGGGACGGGAAACCGCTCATGATGACCTCCTTACCATTACTGTATGCATATACAGTATTTTTAAGCGATAAGGAGATCAATACGAAGCGGCCTATCAATAACTGTTACTGAGGTTTAGCTGGCCAGTTAATGTCAGGCGCCTTGGAAGTATCAACCCGGCTTAAAAGCACGCGATATTTTTTCAGTGTAGTTAACTGTGTTCTTTCTTCATCTGTCGCCATGTCTAGGTCTACCGCATCCTGAAGTATGGAGATCGTCTGGCTTGCTTCAGCTATAAGGTTAGCCTTTTGCTGCTCAGCCTGAGAAATCAAATCTTCTTTTGGCACCCCAGGTGGCGGTGGCGGTGTGAACTTGCCTTTTTTATAGGTCCACCCGATACCTGCGCCACTATCCCCGGTTTTAACAGCTTCCATTCCCTCTGGTGGCGCCCATTCCGCCTCTCCGTCCCACAAACTTGTGCTGACCACATTCCCTTCAGAGTCGATCACTGCATACACTTCTACGGCCATTATGCGTACTCCTCAATAATTGCAATTCCCGACCTGCCCGCAGCGCCAGCATTTACGGGCTGAGACGATCCGTTTGCACAGCCAGATGCGCCGGAACCGAATCCGCCTCCTGTATTGGCGTTATTGTTAATAGCAGGTATCGACCCACCCACACCTAACTGGCTGTTCGCACCGCGCGATCCCGCAGCGTAATTGGTTGACACAGCAACAGCAGCTTCGGCTCCGGGGCCAGATGAGCCAACTATATTCCAGTTGGTTGGGCTATTTGAGTTTGTATTTGCCACGGGCTGGAATGGAGGGTTAGCCGGTCCTGCTGGCAATCCCGCCTTGCCGCCAGGTGCTGAGATAAGAGTACCTACGGATGTTGTCCCGCCATCCCCTCCGTATGGTGAAATTGCTGTGCCCCCCACGCCGCCGCTACCAATCGTCACCGTGGCCGATGATAATGCTGATACGTCGTAGATACCCTCAGCATATGCACCTGCGCCGCCGCCATTGCTTACAGAAACCTGACCGGTACCTGTAGCGGGAGCCGCTGAACTCCCGCCACCTCCACCAAGAACCCTGATCTTCCATTTTTTTGCGCCGGCTGTTTTGGTGACAGATCCGTTAGCGGTGAATACCTGTATTTTTAGCAGCCTACCAACGTATCCGCTCGCATCTCCCAAACCAAGATTTTGAATTGCGCCTTCCGGTGTCGCTGCGCCGGTGCCGCCGTTCGCGATGGGAACTGTATCAGCGCTGGTGAAAATTTGACGCACGGTAAATGTGCGCGATCCTTTGGCGTTGGCAATACGAACTTTGTAGATGCGATAGTTTGCGTCATTTGCCTGGTTTGCTATCAGCGTCAACTCAATAACGGTTCCCGCTGATGTAATTCCATCAACAGCAATAAAAACCTGAGTACCAGCCGGGTAATTCACTCCTGAAGGTGCGTTTGTCCAGGTTGACGTGCTGACCAGGTATCTGGCTCCTGTTGTAAAATCGACCTGCTGCCAGTCGAATGCACTCAAAAGAGCATTATTGGACAAACCAAACCCCAGCGCATCAAAACCAAGATACCCACGCGCCTGTGGAGCGGTTCCGGCAACTGCGATTTCTGACAGGCTGTTGGCGATCTGCAATGACAAATCTTTCTGCGCCATTACATCCAGCGTTCCGGCGGTCATCATGTTGGCTGCAATATCGTTAGCCGACCATGCTCGCGCCGTTGTGCCTTCTCGCGCACGCTGGATTGTAAATACGTCACCAACTCGCGCAGTTACATGCACAATCTCGGTGATGGTTCCGGTAGCAGCATCGATCAGCGTCAGCTTAAAGTAGCTAGTGCCTGATACAGGGGCCGGAAACAGCGTACCCGTTCCGGTGTTTACGGTTAGCGATGTTGCAGATGAACTGATTCCCGCCGCCAGGACTGTCTGAGCATTGTTAGCGGCTAACAGAGTGAGTGCCATTTATCCTCCGGGATTTTGGGCAATAAAAAACCCACCTGTGGTGGGTTAGTGGCTATTTTGCTAAGATTTAATCAATTAACAAGGAGATGACAATGAATAACTTTTCCGTTGCGATAACAAAAACATTGCTAATGTCAGTTGGGTCGCTAACAATAATAGCGTCAGTTTTTCTTATTACATTAATGTTTAGCATATCTATGCAGGACGGCATTCCAGCATTTGAAAATGTGAAATTTACAATAACGCTATTTTTTACAATTTTAATTCTGTTGATTATTTGCACCTGCCTGAAATTCTTCCTGTCTATGGCAATAGACAGCAGGGATTATCAATCAAAAAAAGAAATCGTAAAAACGAAAACAAGGGTTGAAGATGTAAGCATTTAATCATCCAACGATAGTCACCGTTACGGGCTGATAAAACGGCATGTGAAGCAGGCCGCTGTCGAAAGCTTGCTTGAACAGCGAAGCATACTCATACTCGTTGCTTTTGATGAGTATGCTCGATTTTCTATTGTACACCCCACTGTTAAAGGGTTGGGTGTTATAGAGCGATGAATAAGTCAGTTTCCTAAATCCCTTTATGATTGAGATGCTCGCGCCCCCTCCTGAGAATAACACCGATATACTCCAGTGCTCATCGTTGGTTACGTCTACTCCATCAATGCCTGTCAGGAATCGCATAATGCGCCGCTTGAGCCAGGGTATCGTAAAGTTGAAGCCGTCGCCTTTGTAAAAATTCCACGTCATTATCCGTTTAAACAGGTCGTCAGAAACAACGACCTGCTCAGACTGATTTATCACTTTGCGGGTATTGAAAGGAGCGCTGCTAAACGTGAGTGTGTTGAATGGGCCGCTAATAAGCTGTCGGCCGCTCGACAGTACCGGCGGCTTTACACCATAAATTCCACGCGCTATCCACCTGAGCTGATCGCCAGCATTGTAACCGCCAGCGAATATTGGCAGATTTGCGTTCTTCATCCAGTCATAAACATTCTTTGCCATCGTGTTATACGCAGTGACAAAAGCCCGGATATTGTCATCATCATTGTACTGCGTGTACAGGTACGAACGGATAATATCCTCAAGCATTTCACACTCCGTCAACAGTTACGCCATCTGACGCTATATAGAAGTAACTAAATGGGTCGCCGCTTATGATGTTAGTGTTTGGGTCAGGGTCAGTAATAAACCCGTTAATCGTTACAATAACATTCAGCTTGGTAATTAAACTCATATCAAGAACGGTATTAACCGACTGAAGAAAAGTATCTTTCAGGTTATTAGTGTTCAGTGGCTTACCCGCATAAATACCGTTTATATACTGAATAACAGGCGCTGAAACCAGCGACAGCACTGTTGCATCGGTAAGGTAGTTAGCGCCTTCAGTTCCCCATTCAAATCTTATCGTTACCTTCTGCTGCAGAGGAATTACTACCGGGATAAAGTAGTTATCCGGCCAGTCATTAACCGTAACCATGTTATTTCTGACGTTCGGAGTTACCTCTCCGCCACTCATCCATGGACCCGCTGCTGTGGTGTTGATTCCGATTGAAAATGTATGCGGCGTAAGAACCGTCGCCGTCAGCGGTACGTTATTAATTCCTGACATACCGTTCACGCCAGTGATATTTATCACCTGTCCACTGGTAAGGCCATGGGTGATCCCTGTTGTCACCACGCCAGGGTTAGCATTCGTGATGCCCGTAACGTCTACTGTCGTCCCTTTCAGCCTGCTGATATCGCCAGCTGAATTAAAAATCGCCCCAGCCATTTCATAAATATCGCCCCCGCCGCACATGATGATCCAGCTATTCCCGCTCTGAACAACTGATACCAGGCGCGCCTGAACACCGTTCACATCCGTGAGCTTCTGGCGGATAAAGCCAGGGTAGCCCTGAACAGTTGACATTTGTGCTTCCCACACGCGATCACGAAACTGATAGTTGGTTTCAGGCTCCAGCCCCGGAACACCAGCCACAGGATTGTTGCAGGTAAGAGTAATGTCATCCGGAACACTGGTGATTATCTGGTTAACCGTCCCGACCGGCACTGCCCACGAACCGGTAATAGTGGCTGTGCACGTTGCCTGAGAAGATACACCTGTTGTAGGAATAATGGTGGCGTCATTTAACGTATAAGTATATGTCCCGTCAGAGACCATAAACCCCTGCGGAACGGAAAATCCAGGCGGACCATAAAACTGTACCTGGACAGTTGTCGAACCCTTAATTTTTTGCGGCGCAATACCGGCCTGTTGGGCCAGCAGGTTGAGCATGTATAAATTGGCTTTAAGCGGCCCGACGGAGTTAATAAGGTCAACCCTCGCCTGGTCGCAGATAACCAGCGCGCCAACGTCTGTACTCACGATATCTTCAATCAGCGATCCGGGTAACTCGGTGGTGATGCCCGGTGCCATTTGAACCGCCTGTGACACCAGTTGCTCACGCAGGCTTTCGGGAGTTTGGGGTACCGGGCCAGCAGCTGTATAGCTAACCGATAAATCACTCATACATTCACCGTGGCAATA